TTCAACACAATTAAACGTAAGTCATTTGGCGGCAAATGGCGTTGATATTAGTGTTTTCCTTGCATTGCTAGGTGCAACAGAGGAAATTGTTGTTCAAGATCAAACAAACAGTGCTAATTCTCAAACTTGGGAAATAACTGCAACTCCAACAAATGTTGGTGGTAATTATTGGACAATTCCAGTTTCATTGGTTTCATCATCAGGTACTGGAACATCAAACTTTTCAAATAATCAACAGATCATTTTGGCAGTTGCAAATGGAATTTCTGGATTTAGTGGCTTTTCTGGTTATAGTGGATATTCTGGTTTCAGTGGTATTTCTGGATATTCTGGGTTTTCAGGAATCAGTGGATTTTCTGGAATTAGTGGATTTTCTGGAATAAGCGGTTATTCTGGTATATCAGGTTATTCTGGAATTTCAGGTTATTCTGGGTTCAGTGGAATTAGTGGATATTCAGGTTTTTCAGGAATTTCTGGATATTCTGGAATTTCTGGATTTAGTGGAATAAGTGGGTATTCTGGTACATCAGGATATTCTGGTTTTAGTGGAATTTCAGGATATTCAGGATCTGGTGTATCAGGATATTCTGGTTTTAGTGGAATTTCTGGTTACTCTGGATACTCTGGAATTTCTGGATACAGTGGAACATCAGGATATTCTGGAACGAGTGGATATAGTGGATTTAGTGGCATTAGCGGATATTCTGGATCTGGTGTATCTGGTTATTCTGGAAATAGTGGGTACAGTGGATTTAGTGGAATTTCTGGGTTCAGTGGAATTTCTGGATATTCTGGAATAAGTGGATATTCTGGGTTTTCAGGTGTAGCAGGTGCAGGTGGTGCAATTGGATATTATTTATCATCAATTGACACAACAACACAAACTGCATCCAGTTCAACAGTTGATTATGTTGTTGGAATAAATACAAATCTTGAATCCCAAGGTATAAGTATTGTTTCTGGAAATCAAATTACATTTGCAAATGCAGGTAAATATGTAATTAATTTCAGTGCGCAAGTTGTAAATCCAAACACCAGTATTGCAACAGTTTCATTTTGGTTTAGAGTTAATGGAACAGATGTATCGCAATCAACTGGAACATTTGCAGTTCCAGCAATTCATTCTGGAGTGAATGGGGCATCAATTGTTGGATGGGATCAAGAATTTACAGTAAATGCTAATGATTACATTCAATTAGTTTGGCAATCTGATACTACTGGTGTAATGTTGCAAACATTGGCGGCAGGTACAACACCAGTTGTTCCACAATCACCATCAGTGTCAGTTACTATTTGGCAAATAATGTACACACAATCTGGATATTCTGGATTGAGTGGTTTTTCAGGTATTTCTGGTTATTCAGGGAAAAGCGGTTATTCTGGCTTAAATGGTACAAATGGAACGTCAGGGTATTCGGGCTATTCAGGTTCAGGAGTTTCTGGATACTCAGGTTTTAGCGGTATCAGTGGTTTTTCTGGATCAAATGGTTCAACAGGGCCAACAGGAACATCAGGATTTTCTGGTTTTTCAGGATTTTCAGGTATTTCAGGATATAGTGGATCAAATGGATCTACAGGATCACCAGGCCCAACAGGGCCAACAGGATCGCCAGGAGGTACTGGGCCAACTGGGCCAACTGGCCCTACAGGATCACCAGGCCCAACTGGCCCTACAGGCCCAACTGGCCCTGCTGGTGCAGGTATTAGCGTAACATTTAATACAATATCATCTTATGTGATCGCATATACAGTTGTTAATGTGGCAGTTGGTGCATCAGTTGCAGGTAGTAGTGTTCCAGTTTACAAGAGTTGCGGGGCTTCTAATGGAACGTGCTCTGGTTCATGGTACTATTTAGGAAGAACAAGCACTGGAAGTTCAGGATTATTTGCCAGATACGCATGATTTTTTGAAAGGTTTTAAATGTTTACAGTTGTTTCAATTGCAAATCCAGTTTACACAAATTCTGAAGGCACTGGAATTGATTGTGATATTCAATTTGCAGAATTATCAGGAACACATCAATTTCATGCAACATCATATGATCCAGAACCACATGGTGTGGAAATATATAATGATATAGTTGCAGGAAAATATGGCGCAATATCACCATATGTTCCACCCGTAGTCGTTCAACCACCAACAACTGGAACACAACAGGCTTAAAAAATGGTAGAAAATATAGATCCACAACATGATTTTACTTATGATGGCGCATCTATCAGGGTTTATCATGCTAATAAAGGCCAAGGATTAATAAGTCATCAACATATTTATTCCCATGCAACAATGTGCAACAGTGGTTCATGTTTAGTTACTTTGCCTGGAAGAAGTTACACAATAGATAAATATTCAAAACCATTAAATTTGCCTCAAAATGAAAACCATGAAATTGAGGCTTTGGAAGATAATACAGTATTTGTAAATATATTTGCAGAAGGTAAATATTAATGGTTCATTTGCCTATTTGGTATTTGGGTGAAATATCTTTGGATGATTGTGAAAAAGCATTTGAAGAATTCATAAAAATACCACCTAAAGATGCATCTATGGGTGACAAAATAAGCTCATATGATCATAATTTTAGAAATACAACAGTTAGATTTGCAGATAGGATGCATTGGTTTGGTGCTAATTTAATAAATTTTTGTCATCTAGCAAATACTGAATGTAAATGGGATTATGAAACAAACCAATTTGAAGCAATACAATTTGCTGAATATGGAATTGGACAACATTACAAATGGCATACTGATAATTTTTTATTATCTGGAAAAGAAATTGACAGAAAAATAACAGTTGTTTGCCTTTTATCAGATCCATCAGATTTTGAAGGCGGTATTTTGCAATTAAGATTGTATAAAGAATATACCCCAACATTAAAAAAAGGATCTATTATTGCTTTTCCATCAATTATTGATCATCAAGTTACACCAGTAACAAAAGGTAAAAGATATACTGCAACCATGTGGTTAAGTGGCCCAAGATTTAAATAAAACAAAATATGATAAAAAATTATGAAATACAGTATTGTTGTACCAACTTATAACAATTGCCAAAAATATCTTAAACCATGTATTGAATCAATACTCAAATACACAGATATTGCAAAAATTGAATTGGTTATTTCTGCTAATGGTTGTACTGATGACACCATTACATACCTTGATTACCTTAAAAGTTATTTCAATCATTTTGGTTTATCCAAAAACTTGATTGTTTTGTGGAATGATGAACCAATTGGATTTGCAGGTGCAACCAATGCAGGTATATTGCGATCAAATGGTGATTATGTCGTTTTACTTAATAACGATACGGTTTTACTTGATCAACAAAAAAATCAATGGTTGGAAATATTAGAAAAACAATTTATAAATGAAAAATGTGGTGTATCTTGCATTATTAAATCCAAATCAATAGAAACCAATAAAAATTTTGGTGTTTTCTTTTGTGTGATGATTTCTAAAAAATGTATGGATACGGTTGGATTATTGGATGAACAGTTTAATGTGGGTGGATGTGAAGATATGGATTTTTGTGCAAGAGCAGAAATCAGTGGATTTGAAATTTGTGAAGTATTTGAAAAGTTGTACGATGGCAAACAATTCACAGGCGGTTTTCCAATTTATCATGTTGGTGAAGGCACAATGCATGATCCTGATTTAGTTCAGGATTGGGAAAACAAATTTAAATTAAATTGTTTGAAACTTGCAAAAAAATACAATCGTGAATATTACAAGTTTTTATTGTCTAACAATTTTGAACGAGCAATATTTTTAAAAGGCGATAAAGTATTTGAAAGAGAATCAACCAGATATGAATGGGCCGCTAAAAACATAATTGGAAATGATGTTTTAGAAATTGGATGTTCAACTGGATATGGATGCCAATTTTTGCCCAAAAATGTTCAATATACTGGAATTGATTATGATCCAATAATTGTAAAAGTTGCAAAAGAACAAGAATGGGGATCAGCATTATTTGCAAGTCTTGATGTTAATGATATATCTTTTTCATTATCTGAATTTGATACCATCATTGCATTTGAAGTAATAGAGCATTTGGACAATGGTCTTGATATAGTTGAAAAACTGAAAAAGCATTGCAAAAGGCTTTTAATTACAGTTCCACATTTAGAACCCTTTGGATTTTGGGGGCATCATCACAAATTGCATGGATTAAGTGAAAAGGATTTTCCAGGGTTTGAATTTGAATACATTGATGAACATGGTGCAATTAGCAAAGAATTAAGGCCAATTAGCGATTCAAACAAATGTAATCTAATGCTTTGCAGGTGGTCAAATGTCTAAAGTTTTATGTTCAGTTTCAACCAGGGGAAGATATTTCACCACATTGCCATTGACATTACAGGCAATCATCAATCAAACCAAAAAGGTCGATAAACTCATTATATTTGATGATAATGATGATCCACAGGATATGAGGAACGAGTTGGTTTATTCCTACTTTTTTCAGATGTTGGACATTAAAAAAATTGATTGGGAATGGAGATTTGCAGAAAAAAAGGGGCAACATTTTAATCACCAGGTTGCAAACACAATGGGATTTAAATGGGTTTGGCGTGTTGATGATGATGCATTGCCTGAACCAAACGTATTAGAACGATTGTTCATGTACACATCAGATGATGTTGGCGCAGTAGGTGGATCTATCCTTACACCACCATTGGGGGGTTATTTTGAATCATCTGGATTGATTGAAGATATTGACAAAGAACCCAATATTCAATGGTCTGAAATACGGATGATGAAAAATGTTGAACATTTGCACTGTTCATTTTTATATAGAGCAGGTATTTGTGATTACAACTTGAAATTGTCTAGAGTTGCGCACAGAGAAGAAACTTTATTCACATATGCATTGCATAAAAAGGGATACAACATTATTGTTGTTCCAGGTGCAACCACATGGCATTTAAAAAACCCTGATGGTGGAATAAGAAGTGAAACCAAAAAAGAGTTATATCACCATGATGAACAGATTTTTAGAAATTTCATTAGAGCAAAAGACAAAACAATTATTGTTTTGAATTGTGGAATGGGGGATCACATTATTTTTAGCAAAATATTGCCTGAAATAGAAAATGCAGATGTTTATTCATGTTATCCAGAAATAGTGCCAGGTAAATCAATTGCAGAGGCTGAACACTTATTTGGTGATCTTGACCAATGGAATATCTACAAAAAAATGGATCAATGGAATTGGAAAAGTAGTTTGGAAAATGCATTTCGGAAGATGTATCTATGATTATCATTGCACCATTTGCACAAAAATTGCGCAATAATAAAGAAAATCCAAAAAATTATGCATATTGGAATCAACTTGTATATGAAATTCAAAAATTTGAACAGGTGGTGCAAGTTGGCGTTACTGGTGAAAATCAATTGGTGGATGATTTCAGGAAAGATTTGCCAATTTCAGAATTGAAAAAACTGATTGCTGAGTGCAAAACATGGATTTCATGCGATAGTTTTTTTCAACATTTAGCATGGTCTGAAGGCAAACCAGGCATTGTTTTATGGTCAGTTTCAGATCCATTGATATTTGGGCATCCAGAAAATACCAATTTGTTAAAAAATCGTAAATATTTAGAACCAAATCAATTTTTATGGTGGGAATATGTAGAACATAAGGATTATAAATTTGTAGATCCCTCTGAAGTGCTAAAGTATTTGAAATAGAATCAAAGTTGTTTTAGAATTTAATCATTTAATAGGTGCTAAAAATGCAAGATTGGCAAGGCGTTATTGATTTAGTTGGAGGATCAATCCTTGCCGTAATGGGTTGGTTTTGCAGAGAATTATGGGATTCAGTAAAAGCACTAAAAAACGACATTAAAAACATAGAAGTTGAATTGCCAACAAATTATGTTCGCAAAGATGAAATCAATCAAAGATTTGACAAAATAGAAACAATCCTTGAAAAAATATTTGATAAATTAGATCAAAAGGCAGACAAATAAATTGATCCATTTACCATCATTGCAGGTGCAAATTTAGCGTTTAAGGGCATCAAAGACCTTTGCCAGATGTATCAGCAAGGCAAAGCAGTTGTACAGGAAGTGCAAAAAACTGTAAATGAAGTAAAAGAAATTGCAGAGGAAGTTCAAGGATTTTGGGCTGAATTAGCATCTTTTTTTACTAATAAACCAAAAATAAAACCAAAAATTGCAGAAAATAAGCAAAAACAGGCAGAAAAACCAGTAAAAAGCAAAAATCAAGAGTTTGATCAAAATGCTTTATATGCTGAAATTGGAAAGAAATTAACAGAATTTTTTAAGGCTTACAACGCATTAAAAGCCCATATTGAGGAGGAGGAGGAAAAATCCAAAACTGTATATGATCCAACTGGGGATCAAACTGAAAAGGCAGTTCAAAGAGTTTTGGCAATGTCTCAAATGGAAGATATGGGGGTACAACTTAGGGAGTACATGGTTTACCAAGTACCCCAGGAGTTGAAAGATTTATATACTAGAATTAATGAAATGATTGGCACAATTGCCAATGAACAGGCCATTGCAAAACAAGCTATGCTTAAAAAAAGGGCAGAAACTGCATGGCAACAAAAACAAAAACAAAACAGAATTTGGTACAAAAGTATGATTACAGTAATCGTGGCAATAATATCAATTTACATGGTGGTGTTAATGTGGGCAATTCATCTGGTGACGATTTCCCATACGGATATTTGATTTTTGTAATTATCATTGCATTGATTTTTGTGCTAATTTTGCCAGTGATGGGGTTTATGCTAATGGATATGATGGAAAACAGGCGAGAGGTTCAAATTTCCTTGCATAAAATTGAAAAACTTAGAAAAGAAATAGAAAATGAAAAGAGGGAAAAATGAGCGTTTTTAATCCTTGGGTTTTATTAAGTATTCTTTTATCAATTATTGGCGCATTTGGATCAGGTTACTACAAAGGGGGCAATGATGAATCAGCAAGAAATCAAATTGAAGTTGCAAAACTTAATCAACAAGCTAGGGCAAAAGAGCAAAAAATGGTTGAACAATCTGCAACAATTTTTAATCAATTACAAAAAGTAAATCAAGATGCAGATAAAAAACAAGCTCAACTTAAATCTGATTTGGCTACTGCTAATCTGCGGTTGTTCGTCAATCTCAAAACCAGTGGCGTATCAATGTCCAACGATCCCACCAATGGAAATACAGAAGCGAGAGGCCAACTTGACAACTCAACTAGTGAATTCCTTATCGGCCTCAGCACCACAGGCGATAAAGCAATAAATGAATTGAATTCATGTATTGATCAATATAATAATGCGTACATACTTTTGAAAGGAAAATAATGAAAAATTGGACATTAAAGGGTTGCGTAACTATGATTGCAACATTATCCTTGATGGGCGTTATTGCATCAATGATATGGATGTTTATTCAAGCGGTGCTAGATCCAACAGTTGATGATAAAGTTGTTTTTGATATTGTTGGCCCTGCATTTCAATCAATTTGTGGTGGATTTTTGGGTTTAATTACAGGCATACACATTGGAAAGGCACAAAATGGATCTGAGTGAACACTTTACCCTAGAGGAAGCAACCTATTCTGAGACTGCGGCAAGATTAGGTATTGACAATCAACCCAATGCACAACAATTGGAAAACATGAAGAAGGCCGCACAGGGCATGGAGGAGGTCAGAGCATTGCTTGGCAAGTCAATTCACATCAATTCATGGATTAGATTACCTGCGGTAAATGAGGCAGTTGGTGGATCTAAAGTTTCAAGCCACATGGATGGATGGGCGGTTGATTTCACCTGCAAAGATTTTGGCACACCATTGATGGTTGCAAAGGCCATTGCAGATGCAGGAATCAAGTTTGATCAACTAATCCATGAGTATGCAACCTGGACACATATAAGTTTTGCACCTGAAATGCGTATGCAAAAATTAACTATTTTTAACCCTCAAAAGAAATATGCGCATGGCTTATTTTCAAAAGAAGAATATCCAAATCACGTTTGATAATAAATGAAAATGATGGCGGCATAAATTAGCAATCTATGCCTCCAATCAATTTTCATAAGAAGTAATAAGATAGAGAAAAACCAAAAGTGAACCAGTAAAAATGCATGATCCAATAACAAAACAAACAAAAAAAGTAAGCGCATCATAAATTGCATCCATTTTTATTTCCCTTTTTTTCTTTAAGTTTCTTTTGATTACGTTTTCTCCACAATGATGGTTTACCCTCATTTGGTGGTTTTGGTTTAGTTTCTTTTTCCATTAAAAAGGTATGTCGCTATCCATATCATCAAAACCAGATTTTTCATTTGGATCTGATGTTTTAGTTTTATTGCTTAAAAGTCGAATTCGATCTGCAACAATTTCAGTTGAAGTGCGTTCAATTTGATCTTTGTCAATATATTTTCGATATGACAAATAACCCTGCACATAGATCAATTGTCCTTTTTCAACATAAGTGCTAACAAATTTTGAAAGTGGCGCAAAAGATTTTATTCTATGCCATTCAGTTTTTTCAACATACTCA